AAATGCCACAACATACCAAAAAAATACCCCTGCCCTACTATTCAAGCGATTGAAAAGGAGTTGAAATGAGCGCCAAGCCAACTGAACTAAAGAAATTGATCGCGTTATTAGATACCGAGGCTGATGACATAGACGCCTTTGGCAAGGCTGTCTGGAACTTGGTTGAGGATTTACTCAACCAGCGCCAACGGTATGTAGTCTTTGCCGTTCACCCTAGCCTTAACATTATCCAGGCAGTTGGACCATATGACACCCAAGAAAAGGCTAGAAAAGATTATGCCAAACGCATAGCAGCCTACGATAATTCTTCCTATGCTCGACTTGCACTGCTCAGATTTCCTGATACAATTACTGAGTAAAGAATTAACGGGGAGTTACCAGTCCTTTCGCCCCGTTATAGTCGCTCCTTGTTTCATATTGCAAGTTGTAGCGACAAACGAAAACCCACGGATAAATCTCCGTGGGTTTTGTTTTTGTCTAACTTCCCCTATTAGACAACCTTATGTGTACCCTTAGCGTCTTTGTAGAAGGCGTAGGCACCCTTAACTAAAGTGAATGGTGCTGGCGGTACGTTCAGATAAGAGTAAGGCTTAGAGCCGTGTTTGCTGTCATAAAAAGAAGGCGTACTAAAATCTGGCAGTATCCCATTGACGTTATTCGCCGTAAGGCGAAATGATCCAGAAGTATGATCGCACGTTTCCATAAGCCAGGTACGACCTTGACCATCTGGATCTGATAAACGAGTAACTTGTGGATCTATAAGCATCTCTGCTAATTCATGCGCTGCAATACTTAGAACGCCAGGAGTCAATCGTTCACCATGAATAGTAAGATTTTTAATTTTAAGTGCAGGGCTGTAGGTGCCAAAAATAGAGCGTGAGCCATAAGAATCTGCGCGAATATACGCAATCGGTTGTCCGTTGACAACTTCATGGTAACCAAAGGCAATCTTTTGCATTGCTGGATTAGGGAAATTATCTACTATGCAAACATTCCAAGCAGCACTGCGTGCAGTTGCTGCCATAACTTGACCAGGATTAATTCCCCATGTCTTGCTGACCAATGCCGCAAAGTCGTTAAGCAGACTGGCGAAGGTATCAAGATCAGGCTGGCTGATAGACTGCTTTGATTCGTTAATTACTGTTATTGTCATAATTTTCCTTAATGATCCGTTGAGTAGAAACCTTTTGTGTTAAATTTAACAGGAGCAGCAAAAAAGATACGATCCATTAGGTTAGAGCAGCACATAGGTGCTACCGATTCCTCATGTATGGAACGTTCTAGTGTTAAATTAACACCGCAAGTGCTGCATTTATAATCATAGGACGGCATTTACACCCCCAATGGGACATTTATCTACACAGTTCCATATCAATTCCATGTAACTCTTGCCTTCAACGCGACGTATCTCAGTAAAGCAATCAGCGTCGTGGATGTATTTAGTCATTGTTCGCCTTAAAATAACGATGCGCGGAATCTCTATCTTTTATACTGTTTTTGTTAAGAAGATAACCGATTCTTAAATTGTAATAAAAATTACGAATCCTTTTCCATGGCATGACCGCATGGCGATGCGCCACAACAAGCCATCCTTCACGACCTTCTGGCAACTGCATGCTCATTCCTCGCCCTTTCCAAAGGGATTAGTACCGCCTAATTGATTAACAAGGCGCCTCATAGCGCCTTCTACCTTACGATGTGCTGTTGTATCGCTCACTGCTAATACTTCGGCAATCTCGGCAAAGGTTAGATTCTGCTCGTACTTCAATTCTAGCACGTCCCGATCCATCTCATCTATCTTAGATAGGGCGTTGCGTACATCGAATAGTTGAATAACATAGTTGCCACCCTCGGCTGGATTACCAGCCCCAGATACTTTCTCACCGTCTAGTTTGGTCGTCTCAACCACATCGCCCCAAACGAAGGGTAGCAATTCAGATAGGGTAATAGGGTCGTAGTACTGTTCATCGCGCAGTTCATAGCCCAACTTCTGGGCCTTAAGGCGACGGCAATACTTATCGGCTTGGCGCGTGAGCGTCTTGCCTAACTGTCTCACCCCGCCCTTGTAATCCTCTGGCTCTTGGTTATGATCTAACCACTGCTTGACTTTATCCTCACGGCGCCAGACCCAGACAAGTAATTCTTGGCGCAGGTCTGATACATCGAAGTAGACGGAATACTTGCGGTGTACCACACGCGCAACTTGCGTAGCCACATTAGTGGCTTCTTCTAACCAATCACTCATAACAAACTCGCTGGATCATGCAAAAATTCTTGTTTTACCATGTAGGCAGGCATCCTCATCTTTTCGTCCCAATGCTGTTCCACTTGGGCTTCATAGCCCCACATCCAACCAACTATATTGGCTGAATCGTAGGTGGGCAACGTAACAAGAAGATACTTACGTTCTGGATTATCATCTTTGGTAAGTATTAACTTACCTGTAACATAGGCTGTAGTGCGTACTTCAAACTCACCTACATCACCCATTTTACGTTCTTCAAAAACCGAAAATGGATACTTATCCATCCATCTGCCAATGGCTAACTCACCTAAACAACCTGATACTTCACGTGCTAATTGTTCTACCCATGTCGGAGCGGCACCTCTAGAGGCGTTACTTCCAACGGCACGATTGAAATTAAATCGTGCAACGGCTTCTGTGGTTGCGTAAGCCACATCACCAGGGGACATTTTAATGTTTGTTACCATGACCATTTTCTGCCATCAACAATAAAAGATTTGTTGACGATTGGTACCAACTGTGGCACAACTGTCTTACCTTCAACGCTCAAAATACCAAAGCCTTGATTCCAAGTAAACAAACCAGCCTTGATATAACGAGCATGCTTATAGTCCATCAAGTTGCCAACTTCCATACCCCAGATCGTATTGGTACGACCTGCGATGCCTGTGGTGTAATGCGATAATCCCATGCGGTGAGTATGTCCGCATACTACAGACATGCCTGAACGTTTAGCCAAGCCAAGTGCTGTAGCACCTGCCGTTGGTTGTACGTTACCTTCATCTCCATGCACTAAGATCCAGCCTGGTGCCAACTCGTAAGGATCATGGTGATAGGTAATACCAAGATCCTTCATTCTCAAAAAACCTTCAATAGTCAACTCTGGCAGGCTTAGAAAGCCTGGCGCTTTTGATACAATCTTGTTATACAATCTATCGCTGTGATTAGAACGAGATATATGACTGATCTGCAATTGCTCTAATAATTTAACGGTAACTTCACGGTGTTGGTTTAAGTCACGCTTCCATTCACCTTCGCGGCCTTCTTCCCAACGGCTAATCTGTGGCAGGTCCATCTCATCACCAACGGATACAACCGTGTCTGGTTTGTATGCTTTGATAAATTTTGCAATGGTATCGGTTGCGGCTGAATCGTGAAACGGCGACTGCAAATCACTGATACAAACTATCTTTTTCATTTGGGCCAACTTCCTCGTTCTATCATTAGCGCGATGACTGCATAATTCGCCATATCTTTAAACGAATCTTCGATAGACTCATGCTTAGGCTCTTTACCACTCGCAAAAAGATTTTTAAGACGTTCAAACTTATCACCAATACGTACAAGCAAACCATTGATAGGGCCACCAAAAGCGTTGTTAACATTACCTGGGCCATAGTCAGACTGCTTCGTAATAAGTAAGTTACCAATTTCATCCATTATCTCCCATACATTACTAGCAAACGCCGAATTAGTTACTTGCTTTACTTCTTTATCCCAGGGCAACGGACGGTTATCGTTCCATTCGCCATGTCTACCGCTACGATCATTAATCCAGTTGATTGCAGAAGTCTGATCGCCGCTTCCATATCCTCGCTCACTCATTTCTCCCACCTTCTTGTCCTCGATAGATCCAATTATGGCTGTCTTCGTCTAACTCGTAGTAATACACTATACTATCACCTGTAAGCAATTTTTGCTCCATCTCTATCACCGTCAAAGCCCAAAGCATCTCTGGCACCCTGGCACCATCTTTTGGTCCGTAGATGAATTCAGCCATTTATTTATTTTCCTGAATCAAGTTGGTTGTAATTTTCCCACCAGTAAACGCATCATATTTGCTCGCAATCTGCAACGCTTTGGTAGCAATCTTGCGTGCCTTCACAGGGTCATCAATTAGCATGCCATCGGCAAGGGCAACCATTGCACCAAGTGCAAATCGTTCACCACTACCAGCCGTATACATATTGTCTGATGATCTTTCCCATGAATAATCTTCGTTGATACGGTAAACCCTACCCTTGACAACAACAATAATAATGTTGTCTTGCTCAACTGCTGATTCGGGCTTACTAAATTCATAACCTGCTTCGGCAAAAGATCTGCGTATGGATGGTATTAATTGCCTAGTAACATACTTATCGGTATCTTTATTATTATTTACTGGTGGCGTATAATCATGCTCAAGAATGTTAATTCCACGAACGGCACCAGCCATTGCAAAAACTAGGTTATTGTTTTTGAATACCTTACCATCGGGTATCATTATTGCAAAACCATCTTCATCAGAAGATTGCGAATCGGCTGCAATCATAACCCAATCCGAACCTTCTATGCAGGCGATGGTTGTCATGCACTTATTCTATCAGCAAACCAAGCGGAACCATATTTAAGGTATGTGTCGTTGACATCTAAATTTGGCTCTAATTGCACCACAGTTGCGGTGTTTAAATCTTCTTTGATGCGCCCCGCAAGTTCCAAGCCAGGATTACGTCCATCCTCTTTAACATCATTATCTGCGAAAATAAGTATGCGCGAGTACGACTCGAAAAGTTTAGGGAACCACGGCTTCCATTGAGAAACACCAGCCACCCCAACGCTAGGTATTCCCGTGAAAGACGATAAGATAATCGTGTCAATTTCGCCCTCGCAAATGGCAATCGTATCAGAATACTTATGCAAGTCACCAACATTAAATAACCCAATCTTTTGGCCTGTGGGCCAAAGGTATTTAGGTGTACCGTCGCCAATGGCACGGAATTTAATGCCAACCACGCCAGCAGGAGTAATGTAAGGGATTGACAAACGACCAACTGCATGTTCATGGCCAGCACTAGGCTCCGCGACGCTTCCAAGAAGGAACGTAGCCGCGACTTGCTTGGTTATGCCTCGTGCCGTTAGGTAAGAGGCTGCCTGTGGTGTTAGAGCGTTGTGATATTTTTGCGCTGACTCCGTTAGCAATCTTCTCTGCTCTGCGTTTAACATCCTTAAACTCCTTAATATCC